CGCCCCCTTGAAAATCACCGTAAATTTCAGGCTGGTTCGCTAGCGCGTTTGTGCCTGCCGCTGCATACGGGTTCAACTGGTCCCGTGCATAGTTTCGGGCGCGTTTGGTTGCATCCGCAGCCTTACGTCGGCCAGGTCGACCTGAACCACCGCCGGCGCCGCCTAAAACACCAGAGGTAACCGAGCTTATTACATTTCCAACACTCATAATTTACACCTGTCTCTTAAAATTTGTCTATGAATACCGAATATTAACCTGTCCGGCATCAAATGTATTAGATCCGTTTCGGGTAATTCTGAGCTGTGTCAGAGTATCGGATAATGCTTTTCGGCCCACGCATATCTCAAGGTTTGGCGTACCGGCCGAGGTGCTCATAACTGAATTGCTGACCCAAACATTGCCCGTTATATTGACTATACTGCAAATACCTTCAAATGCATTACTAGCGCTGCCGCCTGCAAAACATAAAAACCCAGTAGTCTCAGCTGCTTGGCTGCCTGTGCTCAAAATGCCGCCCCGCGCGAGATAGCCTGTTGTTTCTATGCCGCCCGCATCCCCCAATTGAACAATGACCTCATCTGATCCGCTCAAGCTAACCTGGTCCAGCAAAACATCAATTTTCGTTACCCAGGATGGGATGCTGGTAAAATCAAATTCCGTACCGCTTGTTGTGGCTGCTACCGTCTCTAAAACTACTGGCCTTAAGGTGCCAACAGCATCAGTAATGGTTGTTCCTGTAACCGCTGCCGGTGTTACCCCGCCTAGAATGCCGTCAATGCCGCTCGATGCGGTTAAATTAGTTACATCAACCGCACCCAAATCACCAACCCTGGAAACTGTTTTCCAGCCCGTTTGCGCACTATCAAGCTGGCAAGTAACGGAGTCCCATTGTTTCAGCGTAACCCCTGTTCCGCCGTCAACCGCCTCGGCGCCCGAACCGTCTAGCGTGACGACCGCCGCTCCGATATTAGTTACCGTGACCTCAAAATCCGCAGTCTCGGAATTATCCGCAGTCGCAACCGGCGGGAGCGTGATAGTAAACGGCGTCGAGGCATGATTTCCTTCGATAATTGACCGATTGTCAGAAATTAAAATCTGGTAGGTTGTCGTCTTCTGTGTCACCGTTCGCTTAAAATTAGCGTCCAGTTCGTTATGCGTTAACGCAGAAGCCTTGCTTGCCCGTGTTCTTAGTGTAGCCATTTTAAACCTCTATGATCCCGTATCATCTGCCCAATGAAGCGCCTCATTGGAATTATCCTGCGCTGATAGTTAATACACCAGAATTATTCCACCACTGCCCTGCAACTGACGGGTCCGCAGTTGGTAGATTAGGCGTAATTATCTCACCAGAAGCGCCAATAGATATTTCAGTAGTCCCACCAATACTTATTTCAATATCTGTATCAGCATCAATTTTAAAGATATCACCTGTATCATCATACTGAATAAACGCCTTAACAACAGAGTTCTGTCGAAAATTCATTAATACATCGCCAACCGTTGAACAGTCCAGATTGACAAGACACTGCGCATTACCACTATCCCCAACCTGCAAATCTCGTTCTGCCGTTACATTGCCCGCTGAACTAACAGATAGGTAAGTGCCTAGACGCAATCCCGCACTCGAAACAACTTGAAGTTCAGTAGCTGCATTATCCCAATGAATATTGGCCTTAACGGTAGAGAATTGAGTAAAATCTATTTGTGGCTCACTGGTGGTTACTGCACCTACCAAGGCTATTCGAGGCGCGGTATAGGTTCCATCACCTACAGTAAGAAGGTCAGTTGTTTCAGAAAACTTAAATGATGCCGAACCTTCAATTGTCCCATCGCCCGTCCAAACACCGATTTGGTCATTAGCTGGGGTGCCTACCTTAGTAACATCACCCGTCCCGACAGCAGAACCATTAATAAGGACTGATGTTGCTGTGAGGTTAATGCTGTCGACTGTGACACTTGCGCCTGTACCGCTGCGGTTTATCTCCAACCAGTTTGCTGAGTTTGCATAAGCGTCATCGTAAATCTGGCCAAAAAAAGCCTCATTATTTGCAATCAGCATCCAGTTGGCCTGATCATCTGCGGATTCTGGTTCTTCGAATCTAACTTGGGGTTGTCCACCCTCAATAGTAAATTGGGGGCCATTCGTGCTTTTAACCAGAAAGACTGATTCTGTTGCGGGTGTCCACTGGAAGTCAGCGCCATTACCTGCGCTATCGGTCCCTCTGATGGTAGTTGCGTCAGTCCAGTAAGCTATATCTTGCGCAACAGGTGTCCCAGTAACAGAAACATCCCCGCCGCCTGCACCCGCACTTGGGTTATAGCTCATATAATAAACCAGCCTGCGCCGTTAGAGGCGACCGTAATACACTGATACTGAGTTGTAATGGTGTAGTTTGCGGATGTATCCACGGTTTCCGACCCATTGCCGTCAATAACAACATTACCAGTCGTTCCTAGCTTTTTAATATGATACGGGCGCCGCGCCCCGGCTGCCAACGGCAAAGTTACGGTAACCGCACCCCCTGCTGTGTCATCATCAACTAATATGATTTGTTCATCCCCCGCGTTATGAGCAGTGGTGATAACTGAAACAGTTGATGCCTCAAAATTAATCCATTCCTGGACGTTCGCTAGCCATTTCTGCCATATCCAGTTAAATACCTTGACCTGTGGTGGGGGTTCAACTCTCAATTGTTCCCAACCTCAGTCGGCATTTCTAACGCTTCAATCCACACATCATCAGTTCCAGAATATAATATTTCATGGTTACGCCGTTGGAATCGTCCAAGTCGGTGTTCTTTCGAATTTAGCGACATATCCTGCGCTCTACCGGTGTTGAAACTTGAATTATTCTCATCGGCCCATTTTAGCGTTAATGTCTGTGAACTAGGGGTTCTATCGCCCACAAATCTTAAACTAACAGGATACTTGTAATTACTGGTACCACCGTCATCCATGCCTGTTCTGGACTTTAACGCTATGGACGTTCCGTCCTCTGAGGCTGATACAACATAACCATCGTCAACATAATCATCGGCCACATATAAAGACGCCAACAAGGTATCCTGCGGGTTTAAATTATCGTTCAGGCTTATCAAATCGCCGTTCGTTAGGACACCTTGACCGTATTGCGAGGTCAAAGTGTCTCTTTTCGTCCATGCGATTAAAGGTAACTGAGTAATGTCGTTTATCGTGGTTGACCATTCATACCATAGGCCCATTGTGTCATCGTAGACAAATGTAGTTTCCTGGCTGATAGCGTCGGGCGTCGTGATAAAGGTCATAATGTAATAATCATGGCCTGCGGCTGAAAATCCGCTACCGATAATCGAATAGTTTTCCTTTACAACAGCCTGGGTAATCATGCTATCTAATGTAGCGGTCGATATCTTTCTAGGGCTAAACTGTTCTATCGTATAAGCCCCTAATGCCCCTGCCTCGTCGACACCGATAAAAAACAGCCTGTCGCCGTTCTCCCAAACACTTTCGCCAATACTACAGCCCATCGTCCATGTAACGTCCTGCCTGCGCGATAATGGGGAGCCTGAAGTATTTCCAGCGTCATAAAAGAACTCGATACTGGATGGACCCATCACCGCTAAATTATCGTGATGACGGGCCAGATAATTCCCCCCGTCCGGTGCACGGGTCGCACCTAAAAAGTTCAAGGCGGTATATGACGTCCCGTCTGCCGAATCAGAACCCCAGACAATGCCGGTTTCATCCAGAACGTATAAAACGTTATTCAAGACCACGCCGCCATGCGCTAAGGTGCTTGGGAAGTCCGAATCACTAACCGCCGCTACCGTGTCGCCTGTCGTTATAGACCATGCCTCATCATTCTGCGGGTCTAACAATATTAACTTCCCACCTATCGGGAAGAAATAACAACGCTGCGTTCCTGTCGTCAAAGCGCTAGAAATACTAGTCCCCTGCGTGCCTTTAAAAACATCGGTGTCGTTTACAATGTAAAGCTGGGAATTGACCGACCAGTAATGAATCCCACGACCCTTAACCAGAGCTGTTACCCCGTCAGCGTCTTCAAACACATCGATAGACGGCCGCTGGGTTAGATAAGCCTTACCGCTTTTAGTCTGGACAATACCGTTAGTAATGCCAGACTCCAACTCGGTCACCGCCCCGCCTGAAAAGGCGTTTATGTGTATATCGGTAAAGGCAGGTATTCTCATTCACCCGTCTCGATGTTATACCGCTCGTTACGCCCCTCCCCATAGGGCAGATGGGACATGTCAGTATTATCAAGTTTCTGGTTAATCAATGTATTACCAATTGTCCTGCGCCCGTTCGTGGCCTCGGTTAACAGTTCGTTGCTAACCGGAACCCGAAAGTCAGTCGCGGCCCGCATCGCTAGATTAGATGTAACGCCTTCCTCAGACCAGTCGGGTATCGGTATCGTATCCCCTAAAGTATCCTGGGGAAACCAGTTCATGTCTAAACTACGTTGACCCCATTCGGCCATCATTTTATTTAAGACCCTAAGCCCCGTGGCTGAATCGGTCGCGTTAGCGCTATCTCCTGCCTCGACTACGCCTATCTTGCCTAGTGCCTCGTTAATTATCGTCTGGTTCGTAGCCATCTTTAATCGCTCTCATCACAAAGGCCCAGCTTAAATCTTCTTCGCCGCGCGTTACTAGTTCAAAGTCAGCCTCGTAACAGAATCGATAGTCTGTCATGGCCGT